GGCTGCGACGCACGGCGGCTATTATATGGCTAGATAGGGGTTACAACATCATCAAAGTGCAAAAGATGCTGGGGCATACCGACGTAAAGATAACGCAGGCGTATGCTTTGGCCAGCGAGGATGATGTTATCGCCATGATGGCGGGGAAATAAGTAACCCCCCTATTTGAGGGTATGCCGAAGCACATAGCCTTGGGGGGTCTTATAGCTTCTGGCTAGCCTGTCACAGCACCTATGGCCATAGGTTACCACTGTTCACGCGCCAGCTAGCCAGTAATACTATTATAGCAGACAGGCCGGGAATTGCACCCGGCTTGGTGGTCCTTTATCCCATTGCTTCTCAAGGCGTCCCTTGAGCCCGTCTATTTTCCGCCTTGCAGCCGCACAATTAAGCCCGAACTCTGCAAGGTAGGCCCGTCACTGTCCGGGCTGCTGTCTGTCATATCTAACCACGAAAGCCCTGCGCCTGTCTTATTGGTTATTCGACAGACCCCCTCAGCATGCCGAGGGTGGCTGCAGCGGCAGGGCTTAACGCGGCTTTTTGGTTAGCAGTTGGACTGATAACACGTCTATTGTAGCGGGGTGGTCAATGCCTGCCACTCGATGATGGCCGTGCGGATGTTGTCCAGTACCTCGCCCAACGTCTCTCCCTGGGCGTGACACCCAGGCATACTGGGCACGCTGGCCACAAATCCGCCGTCTATGGGATCGGCCTCGATGTTGATATCGTGGCATGTGTTGCCCTCAAGCGTGCCCCATTTGACCGGTACGGTGTCCCCTGTGCTCACTTCGGCCACCTCAAAGCCATAAATAGCAGGTGATATCGCCAAGCACCCACCCTACGGCGAGTCCGCCAACAAATGACGCTGTGATCACTAGATAGTCTCTGCGCTTCACTTCGGCCACTCCTCCGTATGTTTGCGTAGGCAGGCAAGGGCAAGGGCAATAACAGCGGAGACGGACAGTCCTCGCTTGGTTGTTTGCTCGTCAAGCCATGTCAAGTCGTCAGGGTCAAACGCGACTGATGACGATATGGTCGGCTTGCCGTCTTTGTTGCGTGTAGGCCGTCCAGAACCCGGCCTAGCTCCACCTCGTGGCATGCGTGCTCCTTTGTTTAGATGATTTAATGATAAACCGTTGACAAACCAAACACAATAGATTAGTATTGAATTGTTAACAGGATATCTAAAGCAAAGGAGACACACCAATGACCACCACCGAAGCAACCACCGTAAAGCATACACCTGGGCCTTGGAAGGCATCACCACTTGGCAGGATATACGCCCCTGGTTATGGGTGGGAAGGTGCAGAGATTGCGCATGTACAGTTTAAAGCCTTGGATACGCAAACATTTGACACGCTGCAATCAGAAGCTAACGCTCGCCTAATAGCTGCAGCGCCTGAAATGCTGGAAGCACTCAAAGTGGCGTTAAGCGCAGACCCGAACTTAGCGAACCACGGCTATTACAAACGGGTGATCGCCAAGGCAGAAGGCCGGGGCTAGTCCTCGGCTCAAGCCCCCTACTGTGATAAGGATACGCAACGATGACCAAGCCGTTAGTTCCAAAGCAATGCGCCAACATAGACTGCGAAACAGGCGATGCTATTTATCCGAGCGACTCCATTTTTTACCCAACCAATGATGACGGCTATTATGCCTGCTGCGAGCGGTGCCAAGTATTGGCAAACCGGCTGCCAAAAAGTCTAAAGGCCCTGGCGGTAAAACAATCCAAGGCCCGTGTGAATGGGGCACGGGTGGTGCTTGGGCTTTAGGACCATATTGCTGCCCCCAGCAAAATGGTTAAAACCCCTGTGACAAAAGTGACAATAGTGACAAAAGGATGGAGTGAGCAACATGTTAAAGCGATTCATGCCGCTGCTGGTGGCGGCCTGCGTTGGCGCGGGTGCGTACCACGCCGTAACACACCAGGTACTGCACACCAATGGGTGGCAGCGTTACCTTGAGCCTGAGCTGATTAACCAGCTTGTTGACCGTGACAAGGCGTGTAATGGCCTGGTGACGTTTGGTCCAACCGCGATAGGCACCAACAAGACAAGCTGTGAGCTGTTTACCAAGCTGTCGCAAGAGCAGACGGGGGTAGTGCAAATGGCGCAAGCCCCAAAGCCTCCGACGGTGTTGGCCGCCTTGTGGGTACAAAGCCAGCACCAGCCGTCAAGCCAGTTGCTGGCCGTTGGAAGCAGAGCTGAGGAGGGCAACGACTGTGACACTGGCGCTATTAGAGTCCCTGGCCGTTATCGCCCTGTTGTTTGCCGCGCCGCTCGTGTACACGGCATTGATGCCGCCTTATTAGCGGCTCAAATACGCCAAGAGTCGGGCTTTAATCCTAGGGCCCGCTCATCAGCCAACGCGATAGGCATCGCCCAGATTATCCCCAGCACTGCCAGGGCGTGGCGTGTTGACCCTACGGACCCTATCGCCAGCATCGACGCGATGGCCAAGCATATGGCCAGTTACAAACGCACCTACCAACGCCAAGGGCACGACTTGGACACCGCTCATAAATTGGCGTTGTGCGCATATAACGCAGGCCCCCATCGTGTTGCCCAGTACCATGGGGTCCCACCGTACCCAGAAACAAGGCGGTATCAATCAATAATCATGGCGGCTTGGCGTGCTGTTAAACGCAAGGTGTAGACAGCAAAAAGCCCGGCCATTACGACCGGGCTTGCTTTAGTTGTTCTCTAACCCACTTGGCACCGCCTAGCGTTCGGTAGGCTTCAAATTCTGCGGGGTTGAGTCGGATCATCGCTTTGATGTTGCGTAATTGTTCAGGTGGTTTGGGTGGTTGCCCTCGTGGGCGCTTAGGTTGGGTGTCCATATTCTGCCTCAATTCCTTTTGTGGTGGGTTACTGGGTGGCGTGACTAGACTTGTTTAAGCCATGTTTGATAGTCGGCGTCAGTTTCAAAAACAACCCATCCGCCTTCAACCTCGACGATTTTGTCGGCGCCAGGGTAGGCGTCTTGCACGGCCTCAATGTCGGCGTATTCGGTGTTTAGGCAAAATTTGTGGCTCATGACTTGGTTCCTTTCCTGTTGCGGTGGCCATCGCCACCTCGCATAATTAATAGTATAGCTTTTATTATTAAAAGTCAAGCATTTTTTAGTAGTACAAACGGATTATTTTTTTGCCACCTCCCACTTGACAAATAAAACAACAACGCCTCACAATTAAGGCTTAGCCGTAATAACCGGCAACAAGCCCCGGCCTAATGCGTTGGGCAAGGGGTGGAGCGCCAAGCCCGCAAGGGTAACGCCCGGCCAATCGAGGGTGCAGGATAACTGTGAGCTTTTATCTGGTGTATCACACCAAATGCTCCAGCTGGTATCAGCCAGCCACGCAAGAGCGCTTACTCCCTGACGAGGCCAACCAGGGCAAGTATAAATACCAAGACCTCATCACAGCCCCCTGCCCGCTCTGTAGCACAACGGTGTACAACTGGGTAGGCGTTGATGACATCGGGATGGCGACTTACCACAGCCTCATCAGCCCCAAACAGCACGCCTACTGGGACTTAAGACGCCTGCTCTATAAAGTGCGAGACGTCAAAAAAGATTTTGCCGACAAAGTGCAATCAAGCCGACACGTTGCCCCATGGGACCTGAGAGAGGTGCCCGTGTATTGATACTTGATGAGCAAGCACAAAGGCGCTAATCGCCTGCGTTTTAACGTATTTACAAGAAACCGGGCAACTGCCCAGAAAGGGACCAACCCATGGCCAAGAAGTCTAAAAAGAAAAAAGGCTGTTAAGCCCCCTGAGTCGCCCACCTGGCGGCTCTTTTAGTTTTCGCGCTCTAGCGCAAAGTGACGCGTACCCAAGTGACGCACCTGTAACACACACATCACTGGAGCGTCACACAAATGGCCGACTTAAAAACGCACGCAATGCAGCGATATATTTCGCCCAGCGCGTACAAAATCACCACCGGTACTTGGACCCTGACCAACTCGTCAGGCATCCTGTACCAACTGAAAACCGCCACCGCAGAGACCAGCGTTATCAGCATCCCCATCAGCATAGAGTCCTACGTTGGTGAGTTTGGGATTAAGTTAACCGCTATCGAGGTCCCTCTGCGGATTACTGGGGCTGACCTGTCTGGCGTTGCTGCTGGCACCCTCTACCGAGTAGATGACTACTTGGCCGTGGCTGCCGCTGGCGTCAACATCACTGCCACCAGCATCACCATCACCGAGACTGGCACCTCTGTTACCTTGGCTGCTACAGACCGTCTGTACACCGCCACCGTAACCACGCCAGCTTGGGACTACACGAGCACCATCACTAAGTGCCACTACCAATTAGACCTGTCGCTACCTTGCGCTGCGTCTACTGTGGTTCGCGCTTACGGTGCTACGGTTAAATACGAGTCACTTGGATAATTATGAGGATGGGGCTCAGCAATGGGCCCCTTTTACCTAGATGGCACTCACCCCAAAGCAAGCAACCTTTGTGGCAGAGTACCTTAAAGACTTGAATGGCACGCAAGCAGCGATAAGGGCCGGATACAGCGAGGCAACCGCTAATGAGCAGGCATCAAGGCTGTTAGCGAATGTTAGCGTGAGGGTTGCGGTGGATGAGGCCTTGGCAAGGCGGTCCGAGAGAACTGAGATTACACAAGACCAGGTAATAAAAGAGCTGGCAGCGTTAGCTTTTGCCGATATGCGCAACTATGCCGACGTTGAGGCAGGCGGTGACGTAACGATTAAAGCCTTTGACGAGATGCCAAAGGACGCCACTAAAGCGATTAAGAAGATAAAAGAGCGCCGAAGACTGTTGTCGGCAGGTGAGGGCGATGGTGATAACGTCATACTAGATTCAAGCTTGGAGTTTGAGCACCACGACAAGCTAAAAGCATTAGAGCTGCTTGGTAAACACCTTGGGATGTTTAAAGAGCAAGTACAAGTGAGTGGCATCGTAGGGGGTCCTCCGGTGCAAGTGACTTATGTCGACGCAGATACAGATCCAAATACCGAAGGCGCTTAAGCCTGTATTTAGCGGCAAGGCGCGCTACAGGGTAGCCTATGGTGGCCGGGGCTCTGCCAAGTCTTGGGCGTTTGCCCGGATGCTATTACTAAGGGCCTACGAGCAACGCAGGCGCATATTGTGCGCCCGAGAGCTTCAGAACAGCATTAAAGACTCTGTGCATCAACTGCTTAAAGTGCAAATAGAACTGTTGGGACTGCCAGGCTTTGAGGTGGGCGAGAGCTATATACGCCACGCCAACGGCTCAGAGTTCATCTTTAAGGGCCTGAGAACCAACGCTAGCGAGATTAAGTCTACCGAAGGCATCGACATCGTTTGGGTAGAGGAAGCGCAGAAGGTTAGCTCTGAGTCGTGGGAGGTCTTGATTCCCACTATTCGGAATCCTGAGTCTGAAATCTGGGTAACCTTCAACCCAGGGCTCAAGGCAGACCCAACAAGCCAGCGCTTCATAGAGAACGAACCCCCAAGCGCTAACATTGCCCGCGTTAACTATGACGGGAATCCTTGGTTCCCAGACGAATTGCGCGAGGAGATGGAATATCTCAAGCGCATTGACATCGAGAATTACAAGCACGTTTGGTTAGGCGAGTACCGCGACCCAAGCAAAGGCGGCAAGGTAGTGCCTGCTTGGAGCTTTGCCAACATCACCGAAGTGCCATACAACCCAGACCTGCGCATTTACTTAACCTGCGACTTTAACGTTGACCCAATGTGTTGGGCCCTGGCCCATATCTTTATGATTGACGGGCAGCGGCATTACCACTTCTTTGACGAGGTGGTGGTGGAGAACACCAACATCATCGAGTCCGCCCGAATCTTTGCCAAGCGATACAGCACGCATACTAAGGGCATCATCATCACCGGGGACAGCAGCGGCAACCAACGCACGGATGGCACGCCAGACCCCAACCAGACACGCTACGACCTATTACAAAAGAGCTTGAGCGACTTCGGCGTAACAAACTTCAGCATTGACGCCCGCAAAGCCAACCCACTGGTGGATACGCGTATTCAGGTCTTTAACCTGATGGTGTGTGACCAGAAGGGCGTTAGGCGCGTTAAGGTTGACCCCAAATGCAAGCAAATCATCAGCAACTGCGAGGGGCTTCAGTACTTGCCAGGCTGCGAAAAGATATGGCAGCCGACACCCCAGCAGATTCAGCAAGACAACAAGATGAAGTTTGAACGGCAGGATATGTTTGACGCTGTGAGTTACCTGGTTAACCGGTATGACAGCAAGATTGAACAGCCCAGCCACAAGAATCCTAAGGTGCGCAGTGCCCAGTTTGAGGTGATGCGCCGTGCCTTTTAGCCCCAAAGACGTTAAATGGGCGGCATTGCCCCCTCAGTGCGTGCTAGATGAGATGCGCACAAAGGACATTAAGGACTATTCAGCAGACGTAAGGCGCTGACTACGCATAGGGCCAGCAAGTGACATCCTGACAAGTGAGGAATAATGTTAACCCTTCGCGCGCCTAGCCCGTTGGACTTGCCCACGCTTTATGCACTGGCGCTAGACCACAAAGGCAAGTTTTTAGACGACTACACCGAGTTTGACCTCGACTATGCCCAAGCTATCCTGGCATCGCCCACTACGTTGGTTATTGATGAGTATGGCTTTGCTGTGGGCGCTGTTTGGTTTGATGACACCCTAGAGGGCATCAGAACCACAGTACACGGGCTAATTCGCCCCGAGAAAGTAAGAGCGCTCATCAAAGACGACATCTTCGGTAAGGCGGTTGACTGGGCCTTTGAGGAGATGCGTATCAAGAAGGTCATTGCCGAGTGCATGAGCACAATGCAGATGGCCCAGGGCCTACTGAGGCGATACAAGTTTCAAGAGCACAGGCCGTTTTTCAAGCACACCAAGCAAAACGGCGTGCTGGTCGATGTGATTTGGTTTGAAGCCAAACGACACTACTGGAGTAAGATGCGTGGCAAGCGGTAAATCCAAAAACACCAAGTCTGGCAACAGTGCCATCCAAGCAGGTATCAAGGCTACCCAGCCCATTAACTGGTCTGACCCATTCGGCACGGTTAAAAAGGGTGTGTTTACGCCTACTGAGACGCCTGAACAGGCCAACACACGCAATACCACCATTGGCAAGCTAGATTCAATGGTGAGTAACGTGCCCACCAGTATCACGGCCAACGACCTGTTCAATAATCCGTTCTACCAAACGTACTGGCAAGGCGCTAAAAGCAATATAGACAACCAAAGAGCGCTTGACACTAAGCAGCTTGATAACGATTTAAACGCCCGTAATCAGATGGGTGGCAGCTATGACGCCTTGCGCCGCTACTACCAAGACCAAAACTACGGGCAACAGTACACCAACGCTGATATGCTGGCCCGTGAGAGTGCTGCAAACAACTACTTAAAAGCCTATCAGTCGTCATTACAGGGCATTGACGCCCTACGTACTGACCAGGCCCGTGCGCTCGATATGCTCTATATGCCTGCCAAGATGGCGACAGGTTACCAGGGCGCTGTGAGCGGCCTACAGCAAGCCCAAGCGGGGCTGTATGGTCAGCAGGCGAATATGTACTACAACAAGCCAACAGCATTCGATAACACAATGAAAATCTGGCAACTAACTAATGGCTCTATTGACGCGCTGCTACCGGGGTAAGTGACATGGCCAAACGATACGCAACCCAATCCACACGACGCAATTCGATAGCCCCTGAGGCACCGCCTAGCAGCATGTTTGCCGCTCCCCAACTTCCGGGGAATGATGCAAGCACTGCGGCTATGCAGTCCAGCCTAAATAATGCAGCGCAAGGGTATCAGAATGCATACAACCACGAAGGCTGGATGTCTCGGCATCCTATCCTTACTGGTATTGCTGCTACCGCACTACTTGGCCCAGGGGGCGTTGCAATGCCAATCAGGGCCAAAATGGATGAGGCCCAGCGCAAAGGGGATGTTTTTGCCGCATGGCAAGAGTTCCAAAAGAACGCCCTGGCCAACCAAGAATCCATGGACAAGATGCAATCTGGACGCAACGCACGTGACCTAGGGAATCAGTTTATCCAGAGGGGTATAGATTCTGGTACTGTAGCCGCGAACACTCCCAACCTTGACCCCAATAAATACTACCGCCCCGAAGATGTGCAGTTTTTCACCAAAACAGCCTACAACCCAAGCAATTTAAACTTTGGTATACAAGCGCTAAACAACCAGCAACAACAAAGCTTTAGCATGCCTAGCCAGTTACCCCCAATGGCGACAGGTGAGATTAAGCAACCCACTAACAAGCCATTACCGCCGGTTGGTAACCCTGGCGATACACAGCCTATCCAGATGGATGATGGCACTGGTGGGGCTTTGCAGGCTGGCGTATCTCGGACGTTTAATGACGCCACGCCTCCATACGACATCAACTCATTGCCGCTGTTTATGTCGGATGAGATGACAAAGTCCATCTTTGATAAAGTCTCAGATGTCGCGACTAATGGGCTAACTCAGGGCCAAGATCGTTATCAGTTTGACCAGGAAGCCCCCAAGCGTGCCGCAGAGATTGAAAAACTACAGGCTGAGGTCACACAGGCGCTTGCTTCTGGGGACGCAAACAAGGCGCTTGCCGCTTATCGCCGTATGCGCACTGCGATGGAGCCCGGCTTAATTAAGTCGCAGATAGCTCACAATATGCGCCCCCCGGCCGGCCGTGCCCCTAATGCGCTTGAAATGATGACCCCTGAGCAACGTGCGCAGTACTTGCAGCGCTTGGCAGCAGGCAAGGGGGATACGTATAGCCCATCAGATGCGATGGGCGAGGCGAAGTTAGAATTCTACGCAAACGATCCTAGTGTCCCGGCTGCAATGCGCCAAGCGGCAGGCTCAGCCTTAACCCGCTTGCGTGGCGGCAAACCAAGTGCACCTGCTGCCGCGCCTCGTGGTGGTGGCACGATGACGACCCTATCCAGCGGACGCAAGGTTAAGCTTTAATGGCGGCCCAACCACAAGCACCCACTAAAAGCACCCCCCTTAAAGCGGGTATTTTTGGCGGGGTAGAGACGTTCCAGGACGTTATTGATAAAAACCCGGACTTCCCAACATGGAGCCCGCAAGAAAAGGACGAGCTGGCAAGCCAGTTCTTTGATGAAAAGTATGCGGACCTGCCCGCACAAGACCAACTAGAAGCGCGGGCGGCATTTAATCAAAAGTATGAAGTTGGCAAGCTGCCAGCCCCCGCAGGCCCAATAGAAGCCATTAACCAAGGGATGACGGCCCTTAACCTTGGATTAGGCACCGTTGCTGACCCTGGTATCAGGGGCCTGACAATGGGGATGGTGCCATGGAACAGCGCCACACAAGCTGCCGAGTCCTATCCTGGTATCCAGACAGCCCCCGGATTAATGGGGCAACTGTATCGCATTCACGAGAACCCAACCGCGCAAATCCCTGGCCAAATACTGGGCGCAATGGGTGGCGTTGGTAGTATTGCCAAAGCCTTGCCGCAGACCCTTAGTGGCCTTGCCAGGAACGTTGCAAGCGTTGGTGGGTACTCTGGCCTAACTAATGCCGTAAGTGCATTACGGGGCCAGCAAACCCCTATAGAGGCGCTTGGTAACACGGCAATAGATACGGCCCTCGCCCCGCTAGCAGGTGCAGGGCGTTTGGTGAATGCTGGCATCCAAGGGGCTGGGGGTGCTGCCGGTGGGTTTGCGTCGTCGCTCTTGAGCGATATGGCCAACAAACGGGCTCTGGACTTTGAACGTGCCAAGCAAGCCGCTATGCAGCAAGGGGCCACGGGCGTTGGGATGGGCTTAGCACTGGGTGGCGGGTCACGTGCCCCAAAGGTAGAGACGCCATCAGGGCCGAAGGTATCACGGGCTCCCTTTGAGGGCGCTACACAGTTTAGGCCAGGGAATGAGGGTGACTATGCAGCCCGTAATTTTAGGACTGTGGTTGAGCAACAGCGTCAAGCCATTGCCAGACAGCAAGCCATTACCGATAAACAGACCCTACAGGCCAAACGAAAAGCCCTGGAGTCGCTATACAACAAGATTGCCAATCTCCCATCCGACGCCCCCAGTCAGGTACTACAGCAAGCTGAGCGATACAAGGCCGATTTAAAAGCCCAACACGCCCAGATTGTTGAGCAATTGAAGCCCATTAAGGTCACCAAAACAGCCCAGGGTAAAACCAAGATTGAAACGGGCGTGACGGCCACTGCAAAGCCCGTAGCCAAGCCCAAGGCTATTAGCCCTGAGAAATTACGCGCTGAAGTTAAAGCCGCTCAGAAAGCAGGTGAGTCGGTTGTGGTTCGGTACTATGCCGAGAAGCACGGCGAGACTGGGCAATACCGCGACAAGATAGTACATGACCCTAAGCTAGATATTACGGCTGATGGGAATGTTGTTGTTCGAGGTATTAACGAGGATGGCCAGTTTAGAACTTACTTAGAGCGTGATGCTTCAGGGTCACAGATTGCCAACGTTAAGCGTACTGGCAAGGCAAGTACCTACCGAGAACAATTAGACGAGGCGACAGGTAAAAAAGTAGTAGCGCACGTTGAGACTGGCCAAATAAAAGAACAGACAGCCAAAGCAGGCGTGAAGTCGTCTGTATTGCGTGGCAAGCTGGCAGAGATGGAAGCCGTGGTTAAAGCGGCCAAGTCAGGCAAGAGCCCGACAGTCGATGAGATTATGGCCGCTAGTGACTACGTCAAAGATTCGAGCAAACGGCGTCTTTTTAATAAACTACCCCCTGAGGAACAACAACGCCCGCATCGGGATATTACCGGGGAGAACTGCAAATAATGCCTGACTACTGGACATCACTGCTTGTTACTTGGGGTTGTAATGGGTATTGGATGAAACTCCCAGACATAACCCCGCCAGATGCAAAAGTCACATTAAAAGCACACCCGACGGCAGGGGGTGACCCGCTAGACAGTTATGACTTTTTAGCAAAGCACAACCCACCAGCCTATTGCGTTATCCCAATGGATGAATACTTGGACTTAAAATCGAGGGCAATCAATGCCTGACCTACCGATTAGCATTTGCGCCAAAAAACTTAGCGCTGCAACTAGCGCTAAAAGCCAAGCCCAGGGAACCGATATTTTTACTGAAGCCGAGCGCATCAATGATATGACCGCGGAAGATCGTGGTTATTACGAGCGCTACATGGCTAACACCTTTGGGATTAAGCCCGCCAGCTCTAAGCGCTTAAACAGTACGGGCGGTGAAGGCGTGCCACCCTCTCGGCAACGCAGCGCGTGGGATGCAACCAAAAAGACCGGCGAAAAGGTGGATGGCCAGATGTTTGACCGGCCATCGCAGATATTTAGCAAGAAGTTCTACGGCGCTATTGATGCCCGTATTACCGCTTGGGAAAAGAATAAAGCAAAGCAAAGCTACTCCGAAGGCGTTGGAAACCCGGCTAAAAGCCTTCTCAAGGCCATTGATACAGAGCTAAAGGGCGCACGTACCCCAAAACAGATAGACGCCCGTATGGCCAAGTTTGGGTTGGATTCCAAAACGGTCTACGCAGGCAAAGACTACCTGACTTGGCTAAGCAAAGGTGGGCACACGCAACAAGAATCGAATAGAGCCATCAGTGTACTTAATAATACAGGCAGCAACATCGCAAAGGCCCAAGCATCCCTGCAATTAACCTGGACGCTTGGCAACGGCGCTGACATGCAGCGGGTATATAGCCACTACTTAACCCGCAAGCCCAGTAGTGTGGTAAACGTCATCCAGGGGACTGTGGACGCTATTGCAGCCACAAAGGGCCAGCCGTGGCGACGTATTCCTGAGTTAGAGGCCAAAGGGGTCTACGGTTCTGACTATCAGGATCGTGGCGGAAAAAATCTAACGCCGTTTGAATTAAGCATTACCGCCCAAAAGAACCTTGTATACCATCTAGATAAAGCAGCAGGGGGGGATGGGCTTGGCGGAATCCGAGACCAATTATTTGACTCTAGCCCATGGGATAGGCCAGTGTGGGACCGTTCCCCTGATACTAAGTTATTGTTTGGCTTAGCCCGTTACCCAATCAATGAAGCGCGGTGGCTCTTTAAAACGGTAGGCGCTGCTGCAAGGGGCAACCATGCAGAGCAAGCCAATCTATTGCTATATGGGTTGGGCCGGGCATTCTTCTTTGGTAGTGCCTCGATGATTCCCCAGTGGGCAGTCAATGAGAAGCGCAAAGAGCAGTTAAAAAACTTTGATGAGGCCCACGGCTTAAACCAAGTACGCACATTCTCTCGCGAGATGTTCAGCAAGTTTGGCATTAACGCTGAACTTGATTTCTCTAGCTACCTATCCCCCCTTGGTGGATCGCTTGGCTCTCGTGCTAGCAGCCTTAAGACGACAGCCGACAAGGCAGGTAAAAACGCAACTGAATCCGTGTTTGACCTCGCAAAAGGCAACGTTGCCGCCGCTGGCGTCCGGGCTGTAGGCGCTGCAAGTGCGCTTAACAACCTAACCAACTGGGGCAAAGCTGTAAAGTTACTAGGCGCTATGAACTCTACCGAGATTACTGACCTAATGGATACCGTCGCCAAGGGCCTTGAAGGCGAGTTTAAGAAGCCTGACCAGCTCCCCAGAGAGGCGGCAAAAGACTTGTTTGGTGGCACCATTAAGAAGCCAGAGAAGCCCAAGGCCACTGGGCTGCCAGAGTTGCCAGAACTGCCGGAATTGCCTGCGGCGCTGTAAGCAAGGACTGAGATGTTAAATAACCCCGCGATGGGCGCAGAAAGCGCCCCTGTTGTGCTGCCTGAAAATCAAAAGCCATCCGTTAACGTGATGGTGAGCGAAGCCGACCAGAAGTCCATTGTTGGTATTTGCAACAAATTTAAAAACAGCATGAAGCAGCACGCCAAAGAAAAGAAGCGGGCAATGCGTGATGCCTACGCCTACAGCAAGAGCAAGTTTATTGGCAATGACCTATTGCCCGTGCCAGAGTCCGAAGGGTCCGACAAAGACGCATCCCGCAACCGGCCCCAGGTGTTTGTTCCCAAAACACGCCAGCAGGTTAAAACCCTATATGCCTTCTTAAAGTTAACCTTATTCCCCAATGAGGATGACTTTTTCAGGATTCGCGCCAAAACCAATGATCCATTGCCCGGCGGGGTTGCCTTTGACCCAACAAGTGGGATGCCCATACTTGGGCCTAATGGTCAGCCGAAACCCATCCCCAAGATGCGCCTAAATGAGATGGGCCAGCCCGTCCCTGTGACTTACGTCGATTTAGAAGACGAAATTACAGACGGGATGAAGCACATTTTAAAAGAACAGATGTTTACCGAAAAAATGGCACCTTGGATCTTGAATCTGGTGCAACAGGGGAACGGGGAAGTTATCCCCAAGATTTGTCACGAGGATATCCACGAGTGGCAGATAGACCCGCAAACCCAGCAGTACAAGGCAAACGTCACCCAACTACCCCCACGCCCTGATTGGGAGGTATTGGACCCGCTGCACTACTACCAAGACCCAAAAGAGTCCAACCCCGATAAAGCCAAATGGGGCTATTTCAGCAAGAAAAAACTGCAAGAGATGAAGGACTCGCCCTACTACTTTAATATTGGGCCAGAGCTTGAGAAGTTAGCGCAGAAGACTGTGGATGATACTTACAAAGAAGACATCCGAACGACCGACTATACCGACCTTCAAAGCTCCTACGACGACACTGAGCCGTCTGTAGAGTATGACCTCTATTACTTCCCTTGCCTTGATGTGCCAGGTGGGCAAATCTACCGGAATATGCTGGTAGGGATTGCCGCCAACCAAGTCCTTGTAAGATTCCACCCATCCCTGGCTCCCCGTGGGATGAATCCTTTGGTGCACTGCACCTGGATGGAAGATACCCAGTCGCCCTACGGTATCGGTCCGGTGGAAGATATGATGCCCCTACAGCGTCTCATCAACATGGTTTACAACCACTTGATTGAGACGCTGGCCCGCATCGGCAATTGCTACGCCGTCCAAGAGGGGACAGACCTATCAAGCATGTTTGGGGCTGCCGCCCGTGTACTGATTACAAAAGGCCCGCCTTCACAAGAAATAATGCCGTTTACCGGGGATTATGCCGAAGTGGCTTCCCTGATGAACTTTATCGGCACGGTGGCGGCTGAAGCGCAAATTACCAGCGGTGCGCAAAACCCATTCCAGGGCTCTAGCCAGGTTGATTTCAAAAAGACGGCCACTGAGCTGCAAATCCTGCAAGAGAACGGGATAAGCATCAACCGAGAGATTGTGGAGCACATCGCCGTCAGGGTACAGCGCATTCTTGAGCTGACAATGTACCTATGCGCAGACGCGATGAAAGAGCCGCTCAAGATTCGCGTAGATGACCCCATGCAAGGCCCGCAATTTAAGGATGTGGATTTAAGCCCCATCCTGTCAGGTAATTACACGGTAGAGCTGGTAAACGTCAACCCCAGCCAATCCAAACAAGCCCAAGTGGAAACCTTAACCCGGCTGGTAGAGATGATTGGCAATGCGCCTCAAATGCTACCGGTGATGGAACCCGTCCTGAATAAAATCAGCACACTGGAAGGCCTGAGAGACGGCCCTGAGATGCTGCAAGAGATTATTCAGAAAGTGCAAGGAATGATGGCCAATGCTCAGGCACAGCAAGCAATACAAGCGCAACAAGCTGGCGTGGGAGCTGCTACAGAGCCCCCAGTGGCAGGAGTTGCTTAAGCCAGAGCTTGAGATATGCCTGAATAGGCCATCCCCCCAGATTGCTTGCCTAGACGACACTTACAAGGCGGCAAAAGACCAAGCCGTCAAACAGCACGTTTTAAGTCTTATCAACCGCATAGAGCGGTATGCAAGAGAGTTTGTAGGCACCCAGGTAGAGGGCGAATTAGCCCCAGT